TGCGCTCATTCACGGCATCGGCGTTTCCGAGTTGATGCTGACCAAGGGGGACAAGCAAGACCCCGATCTCCGCTTCAACTATGTCGATCCGCGCACCTATTTTTACGATCCGCGATCAACCAAGGTTGATTTTCACGATACCCGCTTTCACGGGGTCTATAAGTGGGCCGACGCCGATGAACTCGAACACGCGTTTCCCGGCTCGCAAGATCAAATCCGGCAATCGATCAACAACGACGGTGGTTATTGGACCGCATTCGATACTGATCGCGAGCCGATGTGGATCGACATTTATCATCGTGTTCGTCTTGTCGATCATTGGTTCAAGGAAGGGAATATCTGGAAGTGGTCGCTGCACACGGGCATCGTCCAATTGATGGAGGGCGAAAGCCCGTTCATCAATGAGCGCGGCCAATCGATTTCCAAGTACCACGCCTTTGCCGCCTATATCGACATTCACGGCGATCACTACGGCCTGATCCGGCGCTTGAGGGGACCGCAAGACGCGATCAACCAGCACCGAAGCAAGGCCATCCATATTATGAACACGCGCCAAGTGAAGGTGAAGGAGGGCGCGGTTGACGACATCGAAGTAACGCGACGCGAAGCGGCGCGGCCTGATGGCGTCTTGATTTATCGCGGCGACAAGGGCGATCTCGACGTGATCCAGCCCGAACAGGAATTTATTCAGCAGACGAATTATTACACCGACGCCAAGACCGAAATCGACAGTTTCGGACCGAACCAGCAGTTGATCCAGCAATTCGGGCAGAACGTTTCGGGCCGGGCGGCCAACATGTTGCAACAGGCCGGGCTCGCCGAGTTGGGGCCATTCCTGAAAAATTTTCGAATGTGGAAGCTCGAACGCTACCGGGCGTGCTGGATCGCGGCGCAGAAATTCTGGACGGCGGACCGCATGTTGCGCGTCTCGACCGACCCGCAGTCGATGCAAGCCATCTTCATGCAGATCAACGGTGTCACGTTGAATGAGTACGGCTTACCAACCTTGGTGAACTACCTCGGCAACATCGATGTTGAAATCAAGATCGATGAGGGACCGGACACCGAAACCGTGATGGGCGACATCTTCGATCTGTTGATGGCGCTGGCGCAGAACAACGTGCCCGTTCCGCCCGCCGCGATCATCGAGGCGTCGAACCTGCCGATCTCCGAAAAGAAGAAACTGCAACAGATGGTCAACACGCCCGACCCGACCAAGGTACAGGCGCAGCAACTCTTGATGCAGGACAAGCAGGCCGACATCGGCAAGAAACATGCGGATATTGGCAAGACCCAATCGCAGACCATGCTCAACATGGCCAAAGCTCGAACCGAAGGCCAGCCCGGCGCACCGCCGCCGCCGAAGTCGCCGCTCGACGTGGCGCAGCAACTCGCCGACATCAACGAAACCAACGCCACCGCCATGCACAAGCGGGCAGCCGCAAGCGGGCTATATCACAAGGCGCTGATAAGCCCGCTGCAACTGCTCGCTGACCACGCACAGCGCATTGCGGATCGCACCACCGACAGCGCGCACCGCAACGCCGACCGCATACAGGAAGCCTTCCACCGGCAAGCGGACCGGCAGGCGCAACAGCAGTTTGCGCAGCAACCACCGGAGCAAGGAACATGACAGATCAGGAGCCAAAGACCGAAACTCCCGAACAACTCGCGCACAAGAACCCCCCGGTAGGCCCGAAAACAGGGAAGCCGTTGCCGGATTGGAACCAGTTTCGCGATTACGAGAATTTCAACCCGACCCCGGAAAAGTGAGGAACGTCATGTTGTCACGTCGCGGCATTCTCGGCTTGTTTGGCGTCGCTGCGCTTCCCGTCGCGATCGAAGCCAAGCCGACACCAACACCCACGCCGAAGCCAACCTTCCTCAAGGGACAGGTGATGCCGCGCATTCGTGAGTATGTGGTGCCCGGCGAGAATGCTTCGCACACGCATTCGTTCAATCCCGGTCATTCGCATGGCTATACGCAAGCCCATGTCGTGCGCCACGTCGATTATGAAATTTTCGACGGCAACAAGTTTGTCCCGCTTCAGAGTGAAGCAGGACTAGCCGTCATCTCCGATCTTTCTTGAGACACGTCCGCCGCGAACGACATCGCGGCACCACGTCACGCACGAACGACATCGCGCGCCCCTGTGAACGGGGAACGGTTCACCACGCCTGCCGACAGCGACATGACGGCCACGTTGCCGGATGACGACAAATCCGGGGAGACTGACATTGAGTGACACGACCCAAGGCCAAGACGCGCCCGTCCAACAGGACGACAGCGCATTATTTCGAGAGGCGCTGGATGCGCCGACGCTCGAAAAATTCGAGAACCCGCAACTCCCTCCGGAGAAACCCGCAACGCAACAGCCAGCGGGGCAGCAACCGGGGAAGCCCGACACGCAACAGCAACAAGACGCGCCAGTGCCCGCAGGGCGCTTGCGCGAGGAAAGCGAGGCGCGGCGCCGGGCGGAACGCGAGGCTACCGATTTGCGAGCGCGGCTCGCCGCGTATGAGGTTCAACCCAAGCAGCAGCAACAGCCGGAAAAGAAGCTCGACGTTTTCGACAACCCGTCAGCTTTCGTGCAGCAGGAAATCAAGCCGCATCTGGATCAGATGAACCAGCAGTGGCAGATGATGCGCGAGATGATGAGTGCCGACAACGCCACGCGACTATACGGCGAGCCAGCGGTGACAGCGGCGCGCGCTGCCCTTGAACAGGGCATGGCGCGTCACGATCCGCATGCGTGGGCGACCTACAACCGTGCGATGGCGTCGCACGATCCCTATGGCGTGATTACTCGCGCGCATATGGACCGTCAGACGCTCACCGAAATCGGTGGTGATCTCGAAAGCTATAAGAAGCGCGTTTTGGAAGAAGCCATGAAAGACCCGGAGTTTCACAAGCAGGTCATTCAGGCGGCCAAAGGTCAGGCAGCAGCGAGTGGTTCACAAGTCAATCGCCCCGCCCAAATCACTCAATCGAAAGTCCCCACCCTTCCATCGCTCTCGGAGATCGGAGCGGCGGGTGCGGACGAACAGCAAATGGAGCCGTCCGACGAAGCTCTATTCCGAGCAGCCGTTTCAGCCAAGCGGCGCGGATAAACGACTGCGCCGCTAGCCCCAAGGGGTTACGGCAATGCTCACCAGTAATCACGTCAATAATGAACTAATCAAATTCCGTCGTCAGGTCATTTCGGATTTTCTCCGACGCTCGCGTTTCGATCCCTTCATGGGTGATACGTCCACGTCGGTGATCGTCCGCATGGCCGACCTCGAAGCCAACGGCAAGGAAATCAACATTCCGCTGGTCAATCAGATGACCGGACCCGGTGTTGGTGTCGGTACGCTGCGCGGCAATGAGGAAATGATGGACAGCTACGGCTTTCCTGTTTGGGCGGATTGGGGACGCAATGCCGTCGCCAACAACCGAGCTACCAACAAGGAAAGCTCATTCGACGTTCGCTCCACCGCGCGTAATCTGTTGCGCGGCTGGTCGCGCCGTATCGTCCGCGATGATCTCACCGATACGTTGCTTTCGATCCCGACTGCCTCGATCCAGCCCAACCGCTTCCAGCCACCGGGCAATCGCGTCAACGGTGTGAAGTGGTCGCTCTCGACCACGGCACAGCAAAATTCCTGGACCGCTGGCAACTATGATCGGCTGTTGTTCGGCCATGCGTTGAGCAACTATTCGAGCACGTTCGCGACCGCCGTCAACAACGTGGCCGCGACCACCGATCTGATGACGGCGGCCAACGGCTCGCTGATGAAGTTGCTCGCCAAAGAGAGCGGCATGGACCCGGCGAACCCCGGCGTCTACAACGGGCGGCCCAAGATCACGCCTTGGGAAATCGAAGAACTCGATGAGGAAATGTACGTCTGTTTCGTTGGCGACCGCAGCTTTATGCAGTTGCAGGCCGACCCGACGATGTATCAGGCCAACCGCGATGCACGCGAACGCGAAAGCAATCCGACCGCGAACAACCCAATCTTCACGGGCGGCGCGCTGCTCTATGACGGCATCCTCTATAAGAACATCCCCGAAATCACCACGCGGTTGCTCTTGAAAGGTGCCGGTGCGGCGGGTGTCGATGTCGAACCCGTGTTCCTGTGCGGTCAGGCGGCGATGGCCTATGCGATGGGCCAGATGCCGCGCCCGACCACGTTGGAGGACGGCGACTACGAGTTTGTCTATGGCATCGGCATC